AATCAGTTGATTGAGAAGAGGATCCCTTGTTGTGATCTTCTTCATCCTGATCATTGTTTAACAGAGAAGCAAGTGGCTGAGATTGCACATGATGTTCGTATGGATATAGACTTACATCCAATCTATAAGCAAGTGGATAGACATATCATGGCATACGTTGAAGCAGCTGGAATTGATAATAAGGAACATTGGGTGGAAGAGAAGTTACTTGACTTACCTGATGAAGAAGGTATATCATTTGATTAAGAAACTGTAAAGAACTCATTATGGCAATATATAAGAATAATAAGATCACTATTGATCTAACTGAGTTAGTTGAGATTCGGGCGCAAGTAACCAAACAGGAACTCTCTGAGTATGAAGTTGAACAGATAGCAAGTGCATTACAGCATACGTTAACTTGGGATACTTTGTTCTTCATGGTAGATACTGCAATACTAGATTTTGTTGGTATGAATCCAGTTGAGTATGGCAGTGAAATGAATGAGTCGTGGTTGTTGGAGATAGAGCGTAATAAGAAGAAGTTTAAGATGGTAGAACTCAAGGGCAATAGTTGGACTATCGAAGTACCAAGGAGGATTAAGGAATGAACTCAGCTATCACTGGCAAGACGTATCACATATACTATGAGGATAAGTGTTTGTTCAAGAACCTGAGTGAAGAAGATTTTGATTTTATATGGGATAAGATTTATCTGTCGTACCACACTGACAGTTTATCCTTTGCCACCTGTATTGGCGATGAATGTACGATGGAGGAAATGAGTTTCTAGATGCACGACTTAGATCATTTGCAACCTTATATACATGATTGGGTTGATTACTTGTCAAAACCAGATGACACAGCGGCTGACTATACAGGGCCACGTTGTCCGTTTGCAAAGAAGGTAAGAGACGAAGACCGTTATAAGATGATCAAGGTTTATGACTATTTCAGCGCGTACGACTATTGGGAGATTGTAGCCAGAGAGTGTGAAGCCTTTGATGGTAGTAAGGATGTAGTCTTTGTTGCAGCCAAGACGAATGAGAATATTATAAATGTAGATCAGTTTTCTGGCGGCGTCGATGGACTCAACACGTTTCTAAACTGTCAGGGCAAAGATTTATGGTTGTTGATGAAGATAGATGCACTGTTTACCATTATCATGATTCAAAAAATCAGCGCGTTGGACGATTCGAGTGACTTCTTAAGAGAGAAGGGATATTACACAACTAGATACTCTGAAGCACAAATGGAAAAGGTCGTAGATGGCCGTAAAAAGTATCGTGAGAAATTGAATGAAAGAACCTAAAGTAGCCGATCTACCCAACTTTGGAGTACTCGAATGTGAATTAGACAAAGAAGAAGTTGACTACCTGTGGAAGTTAGTCAAGAAGTATGCGGTAGGTGCCAAGTGGGATGGTAATACTTGTATTGAGGCTGGCGCAATGGAAGATAAACAATTTCATATTAATGATGATGAAGAGATATTCCAAAATAACGTATTGATGCCTTTAAGTCAACATTACTTCAATGCATACGGCACACCCTTTAAACATAAGACATCTAACTATCATCAATTTGTATTCTCTCGTTTCTGGGGTCGTTTATCTCAAGATGGGGATTATCAAAGTATACATGAACATCAAGGAGTATTTACCTTTGTAGTATGGCTTCGTATACCATATGACGGACAAACGGTAAGACGAATACAGCCAGGGTTTAGACCAGAAGCGGGAGACTTTTGTTTAGTGTATCCTGACACTTGTGGCGCTCTGCAAAAGAAGTCTTGGGTCTTATCAGAACAGGCGGAAGGTAAGATGTTATTCTTTCCAAGTGACATGAATCATATTGTATATCCACACTACAAAAGTACTGAGAAATATCGTGTTTCCCTTGCTGGAGATATTGCTCTTAATAGTATCATGCCTGCTGGATTAATAAACCCAGTTGCTGATACAGCATCAATTATGATGCATCAAGGAATATACAAGCCTGGTGCTGAGAAATAAAATTGTATAGATAAGTTTATAATGAACATTTCAGAAACAATGAATATAGAGCTCGACATCAAGGAGCTAGAATACATCTACGAATCAATCTCTTTCCGATTAGAGCATGATAATCATTTAATGTATCATCCTGATATAAGAAAGGATCTAGAAGATATGATGGCAACTTGGGAAGATGAGTACCTATAACATAACCATCGGAGGCTATCTCATTGCAGAGAACGTGCCTGGAACTGACGTTAAAGATAAGTTACAACATATAAAAGCTTTTTTCAATTACTACCCTGATGATGACCTTCGTAAAGAAGATATAATGGTGATTAAAAATGAAAACCAAGAAAATTAATTTACCCAACTACGGTATTCTTGATGTAACTTTGGATAAGGTACACTGTGATCATCTTCATCATCTGGTAGAGAAGTATGAACCAGATAATGCAAAACAACAATGGATGTTAATAGATGATGATAATAGATTTCAAAAAGAAGTTGTAAGCCCATCTGTAAAAGAATACATTCATGAGTATGGTATTCCTGAGAAATTACTTTCAACTCATATACATGATCTTACCTTTCAAAAGTTTTGGGCAAATTATACTGGTAAAGGAGAATATCAAGCATTACATAATCACAATGCTGTATTCTCTTTTGTAGTATGGCTTAAATTGCCTTCCTGTGCAACAGAAGAACAAGCGGTTCCAGATACAATGCATCCAGAGGCGGGAAACTTTATTCTTCAATACACTGATATTACAGGAAGATGTAGAAAACAATCATGGACATTGGAACAACAATATAATGAAGGACATATGTTATTGTTTCCCAGTTGTTTGTATCATGCGGTTTACCCCCACTTCTTAACAGAAGAAAAAAGATTATCAGTAGCTGGTGACATCGCAATCAACAGTATGGGTTTGAAAGGAATTTCTGATCAGGGAATGCCACTAGGCCCCTGTAATAGTCAGGAGTTTCTCAGAAAAGACTCAGGAAAAGCACATATATAATATAACAACTATGGACAAAATGATTTGACCGTGGTATACTTAATAATGTAATTACAACATGTTATGGCAAAAGGATTTACAGTAAAAGCAAATGCTCCCAAAACTAAGAAAGTCGAAGATGACTTTAATTTAGAAGAGGCAAAGGCATTAGCAAAAGGTAAAGCAATAGTTTTCTGTCTGCCAGGAAGAGGAGTATCTTATATCTTTTTAAAGAACTTCGTTCAACTATGCTTTGACCTCGTGCAGAACGGATCAAGTATTCAGATCTCACAAGATTATTCATCAATGGTTAACTTTGCAAGATGCAAATGCCTTGGTGCAAACGTATTAAGAGGCCCAGACCAGATACCTTGGGACGGAAAACTAAAATATGACTATCAACTATGGATAGACTCTGATATTGTATTTGATACAGAGAAGTTCTATCGTTTAGTATGGATGCAAAAGGATATTGCTGGTGGTTGGTATTGTACAGAAGATGGAAAAACTACATCTGTTGCACATTGGTTAGAAGAAGAGGACTTTGCAAAGAATGGTGGAGTGATGAATCATGAAACTATTGAATCTATATCTCGTAGACGCAAGCCTTTCACTGTTGACTACACTGGATTTGGTTGGTTACTTGTTAAGAACGGTGTATTTGAACATAAAGATATGAAATATCCTTGGTTTGCACCTAAAATGCAAGTCTTTGAGTCTGGAGATGTTCAAGATATGTGTGGAGAAGACGTATCTTTCTGTCTAGATGCAAAAGAAGCGGGTATGGAGATCTGGATTGATCCAAAAATCCGTGTTGGTCACGAAAAAACGAGGATTATTTAAGATGGCAAACGATGAGGTAAGATACAGGGTCGTAGAATTAGGCACATCAGGCTGGTGTGTCAACGATCCTAAGCAAGATGTAGGTCTTGATAAGGAAGCTGCAAGGGCAAGATTGAACTTTTACATGTCAGAAGGCATTTCTCCAGACAGATTAAGAGCTCAAATAGATAAATAAAAAGAAAACGGTTAAAAGATGGCAGACTCAGATCCAAAATTAGCTCCCCATAACGTTGAAAGTCAGGGTTTTGGTAGCGGAAGTGTGAAAGGACAGTATGATGTGAGTGCTCAAGCAAGAAAAAAGGCTGCTGCAAACAGTAATACATCTCAATCTCCACTCGCTGCTGGTTAAAATCAATCAAAAAAACTTTAAAGACCCCTAAAAGGGTCTTTTTTTGTGTCTAAATAGATTTGAATTACTGTATTTGTTATGGCAGACGATAAAAAATTCATTAATCCTCGACCAGAAGAGGAACTGGCAGACGATCTTTTGCGTGAAGTTGTTGGTGATGACGCCAATGATGAAAAAAGAAAACAAAATTTGAATGAATAATGGCAAAAGTCGATAGAAAACTTGTTAGATCAACTCCATTTAAAGATATAAGCTTGTCATTTAGTCGCCACCCAGTGACAGATGACATCGGAGTCTTTGTAAATGAAGATGCAATCAAGAGATCTGTCACAAATTTAGTGAGAACAAGAGTAGGAGAGCGATTTTATCAAAAATTATTAGGTAGTCCTCTTGAAGATTCCTTATTTGAGCAGCAAGATGGTGATACTGCACTCATTTTAGAGGATGATATACTACTTTTACTTGAGAACTATGAACCTAGAATCGCCAATATTACAGTTACTTGTTCATATGACGTAAATTCAACTGAAATGAACGTAAGAATTGCATACGATATCGTTGGGATGCAGTTTCCACAACAAAATATAGAATTTATTCTCCAATCAACTAGGATATAATGTCTTTCAACCAGTTTACCAACCTAGACTTTGCGGATCTTAGGCAACAAATTAAAGATTACCTTCGTGTAAACAGTGATTTCGCTGATTTTGACTTTGAGGGATCGAACTTTTCGACTCTAATTGACCTTTTAGCGTATAACTCATACATTACTGCTTACAATACGAACATGGCAGTCAATGAATGTTTCCTTGACAGTGCAACTTTGCGTGAAAACGTGGTATCACTAGCAAGAAATATTGGTTATGTACCAAGATCATCCCGATCTGCACAAGCTGTGGTGAATTTTAGTGTAGACTTGGGTACAAATGACACAAAAATCGTAACTTTGAAGGCTGGACAAGTTGCAGTTGGTAATCAATCGGGAAGTAATTACATATTTTCGATTCCAGACGACTTTGTTGCTACAACTGGAGACGATAACATTGCTTTTTTCGATAATTTAAAACTTTATGAAGGAATTTACCTTCAAAAGCAATTTCAAATTGATTATTCTCAACCAAATCAAAGATTTATTCTGCCAAATGCGAATATTGACACAACTTCCATTCGTGTTAACATGTCTTCGACTACAGATGAGACATATACGCTCTATAATAACATTTTAAAAGTAGATTCTACCTCTAAATTGTTCTTAATTCAAGAAATTGAAGATGAACAGTATGAAATTTTGTTTGGTGATGGAATTATTGGTAAAAAACCGCCAGCTGGAGCGATTGTAACTGTAACTTACATTGTTACTAACGGAAAATTAGGAAATGGAGCTAGAAATTTCTCATTTGTTGGTATTTTAAAGGACGACACCAATTCAACAGTCTCACAAGGCATATCAGTTTTGACTACAGCTCAAAAATCCGATATGGGTGACAATATTGAAGATGTGAGTTCTATCAAATACCTTGCACCTCGTATATACTCTTCACAATACCGTGCAGTGACCGCCAATGACTATACAGGTATAATTCCATTCGTATATCCTAACGTTGAATCAGTGACTGCCTATGGTGGAGAGGAGTTAGATCCACCTGAGTATGGAAAAGTGTTTATTTCGATAAAACCGAAAAATGGTTCTTTCTTATCACAAATTACAAAGGACGATATTTCAAGACAACTCAAACAATACTCTATTGCTGGAATCAAACCAGAAATCATTGACTTAAAATATTTGTATGTGGAATTAGATACTTCTGTTTACTACAATACCAATGCAACATCTGATGCAACTGAATTAATCACTTCTGTAACTAGAACATTGACAACTTACTCTAATTCATCAGACATCAATGCTTTTGGTGGTAGATTTAAGTATAGTAAAATTGTTGGATTGATAGATGACTCTGCTAGAGGTGTTACTTCTAACATAACACGAGTAAAAATGAGGAGAGACATCACTCCTGAGATCAATACATTCGCAACTTATGAACTTTGCTACGGAAATGCTTTTTATGACCAACCAAATGGATATGGCGTACGTTCCAGTGGATTTACAGTCAGTGGTATTGACGGAACTTTGTATTTGGGTGACATTCCTACTGCTGGGACGACTGTTGGAAAACTTGTATTCTTTAAACTTGTAAATAATCTTCCTCTAATAGTTAAGAACGATGCTGGAACTGTAGATTACGTTCATGGCGAGATTAATTTAGATGTGGTAAATATAACAGGAGCATCATTAGCAAGTGGAGTCATTGAAGTTGAGGCAATACCCGATTCTAATGACGTTATCGCTTTGAAAGATTTGTATTTACAATTAGACGTTTCAAACAGTACAGTTAAAGCTTTACCTGACGTTGTTTCTTCTGGAGAAAATACATCTGCAACATCATACGTCACAACTTCTAGTTACGCTAGCGAATCAATCTATACAAGATAAATGACCGATATCAAAAGAGTCAAAATCTCTCATGTGATAGAATCACAGATTCCTGAATTTCTCGTTCAGGAATCTCCTTTATTTGTCAAGTTTTTAGATCAATATTACAAATCACAGGAACATCAGTCTGGTATGACTGACTTAGCCAACAACTTGGCTGATTATAGACAGATTGGTGCGTTCAATAATGAGAGTTTAATTCCATCTACAACCACTACACTAAACATATACGCTGGTGACACCACAATAAACGTAGCATCTACCACTGGTTGGCCTGATACTTATGGTTTGTTGAAGATAGACAATGAAGTCATCACATATACTTCTAAAACTGATACACAGTTTCTTGGGTGTGCTAGAGGGTTCAGTGGTATCGACCAGATATCAAGAGAAGATGCTGCAGAGTTTCTAAATTTTACAGATACTGAAGCTGAGGTACATTTAACTGGTTCAACAGTAATTAACTTAAGTAATCTGTTTCTACAGACTTTCTTTACTAAGTTTAAAACAGAATTTCTTCCTGGCTTTGAAAATAGAAGTTTTGTAAGTGGTACATCTGTTACTAACGTACTTACAAGAGCAAAAGACTTTTACATGTCGAAGGGAACTGACTCTTCATATCAGATTCTCTTTAAATTACTATATGGTGAGGACATTGATATCCTCAAACCAATCGAGAGCACGATTGTACCATCAGATAACGTATATTTCAAAACAAAACACGTTCTTGTTGAAAACTTGTTCGGTGGGCAACCATTAGAGACAGTTGGTAACTTTTTATATCAAGATATTGCTGGAATTGGAACTGCTAGTGCTTCAATCTACAATGTAGAGTATAGACCAATAAATCAAAATGATTTTTATGAGATATCACTTGACTCTACATCATTTGATGGATCTTTTCAAGTGCCTGGTAAAACTAAAGCACTGGAATTTACCGAACAAGACGCAGAGACTCTAGTTGTTGACTCTACAGTTGGATTTGGACAAAGTGGAACACTTTTAGTCAAACCTAGAGATGGTGATAACTTTATAAACCTACGTTACACCGATAAAACAATAAACCAGTTTTTAGGAGTTACTGGTGTTTCAACTTCTTTAGTTTTTGGTGCAGATATACTTGAAAACAAGTTGGCATACGCTTATGCTGGATTTGGACAAACATCATTACTACAATTTAGACTTGTAAACGTAATTGACGAAGTTGATTCTAGCCAATCAACAAATATGCAGATTGGCGACAATCTTAAATTACTTTCCTTCGGAAAAGACTTTGGAGACGACCCAAAATTCAATAATTGGATTTATAACATTCCTTCAAGTCATGATATTGCAAATGTTAGTCAAGTAAACGTTAATACTTACAGAATAAGCATATTAGACTTCTGTGTTTTCTATATTGATGAAATTTTAATTATAAAGAACGCTAATGGTGATCAATCAACGATAACTGTAAAACAAATAGAATATGCGTCAACAAACGTAGAACAAATTTACTCAAACACCATAGTTGTACAAGCGACTGGTGGTATTCCTGTAAATGCGAGTGTAATTACTAAAACTGTTACTAAAGCATCTCATAATTCTAATTATTTTACAGAAGTATCTAATTTTCCAGTAGGTATACAAAATAGTTACCTTGATAAGGAAGAAAAGTTCTTTTATGTAACTTCAGCTGGTTTACCTAACTATCCTATCTTTGCCACAGATAATAAGGTCTTTGTAAGAACAAGTACAGTAGAGGCCACAGGGTCTGATGGCACACCTCTGTTCGGTGGTGGGTTTACTTACACTATTCAGTCTTTTGACTCTGCCAACGTCACTCTAACATCGCCACCACCTCTACCACACAACTATGTGACTGGTGATAAGATTTACTGGGATAATACAACAAATAGTGGAATTAATACTGGTGTTTATTTTGTTACTGCAATTAACCAAACTGAGTTTTATCTTTCATTCAGTGGCGCTGACTTATTTGCTAAAAAGTATATTGGTGTTAGAACAGGAACAGTCGGTCAGTTTATATACAAATCTGGTTGGGAAAATAAGACACTCAAGAATCAAAAGATACTTAGAAAGTATCCTTTCAGTAAAGAAAGAGAATTATTTGACGATCCTAATAAAAGAGATGTTAGCAATAGACCTATAGGACTTATGGCGAATGGTGTTGAACTATTCCCTCCTACAGTTTTTGATGAACAGATATTTCACGGTAATATCACTGAAATAAAGGTAACAAACCCAGGCCAAGACTATGATGTAATTACAGGGCCTCCAATCGTAATTAATGATGCTCAGGGAACTGGTGCTGTTGGTCATGCTAATATAGTTGGATCTTTCAAAGAAATAAAATTAATATCGCCTGGTATTGGATATCAGGAGAAACCAAAGATTACTGTAGAAGGGGGTAATGGTTCTGGTGCAGTTTTAGAATCTAATCTTGTTAGAGGTGCTATTGTTGCCAACTTTAAGGCAGACGGATCATCTGTTAACACCACTGATGAAACTGTCACATTTGAAGAGAGACATAACTTTGAAGTAGGTGAAGGCATAGTTTATGATGCTAGAGGTAACACTCCTATCGTTAACGTTGTTAGTGGATCTACCTACTACGTTGCTCCTGTAAATGAAAAGACAATCAAGTTACATAATACTCCAGAAGATGCTAAAACTGGAATCAATACAGTTAACATTGGAAATATTAGCTTTGGTTTCCACAAATTTACTTCGGTAAATGCCAAAAATACAATAACCAAAATTTATGTAAAAGAATCTGGATCTGGATATTCAAATAGAAAAGTAATTGTATCATCTAGAGGAGTCAATGGTGATACTCAATCAGGTATTAGCACATCTGACGATTACATTCTTGCATATAACCATAGTTTCAAGAACGGTGAGATTGTTGAGTACTCCACAGACGGCACTGTTGCAAGTGGATTGTCTACGACAACTCAGTATGCTATAAGAGTCATTGACAATAACAAATTTAGATTATGTGATGTTGGTGTTTCCACACAAAGAAATCTTACAAATTATGACAAAAATAAAACAGCTGTAATTCGCAGTTTGGGCGCTGGTAAACATACTATAAAGTATCCACCTATAGTAGTAAAGATTGAAAGTTTATCTGCTATTGGTAGCACAACTGTTATACAACCAGAAATAGATCCATTAGTTTTGGGATCTGTTGATAACGTCTATCTAGAAGATGGTGGTATTGGTTATGGTTGTACCAATATCATGGATTTCCATAGAAGACCCGATGTTGGTATTTCAACTGTTGTATTTCCAGCTCTTTTAAAACCAATTATTATTGATGGATCTATTGTAGATGTTCAAATTCTTGCATCAGGTCAAGGATACAGACAAGACTCTGACATCATCATATACAGTCCTACAGGAAGCTTTGCTGATATTAGACCCATCATTGGTAATAATAAAATTACAGGTGTTCAGATCCTAGATGGTGGTGTTGGGTATGCAAGTAGTGATACAACTCTAGATTTAAGAAACAGAGGTAGATTTGCCAAGTTTATTGGTAATGTAAAAGAGTGGAAAATAAATCAAGTTCAGAAAAATGAAAATATTATAAACGTAGAAGATTCTATATTAACTAAACCAAGTACAAACCCAGAATATCAATTACAAACTATAGGAATGTATCCTCCACAAAAGTTGAGATATCAACTTGGAGATAACATTGATTCTGGTAACTTAGAAACACCTAATGCTTTCCACTCTCCAATATTGGGATTTGCTTATGATGGTAATCCAATATATGGCCCTTATGGTTATCAGAATCCTGATGGTGGAGCTATCAGAAGATTGCAGTCTGGGTATATTCTCAATACTGCCATATTATCTGGTCTAAGACCACCTGGCTTTGCATTTGGATACTTTGTTAATGATTACGTCTTTGACAACTCTGGAGACCTAGACGAGTTCGGTGGTAGGTATTGTGTTACCCCACAGTTCCCCGATGGAACATACGCATACTTCTACAGTGTTGATATTGATTCCAGTGGTATTGCTAAACCAAAATACCCATATCTACTTGGAAACAAATTCAAAGATACTCCAATCGAAGAAAACTTCGTAACTTTCTTTAATCAAGATATTGATATTATCTCTAGAAATCTTACTAGAAATATATCTCCATATTATCTAACGTTTGGTAACTCTGATTATGAACTCATAGATGATGTTAGAGATTCTCTGAAACAAGAGTTTGAGGTTACAAAAACTAGGAGTGCTGGTATTACATCTGTCACAGTATTTTCTAAAGGTGATAACTACAAAATAGATGATACACTAACCTTAGACAATAGAGGAACTGATGGCGGTGGTGCAAATATTGTAGTAAGTGAAATACTAGGAAAGGATGTCAATACAGTAGAGATAGGAATATCGACATTTATTAATACTACTCTAAGATTAAACAAGAAAGAAATTATTGGTGTTACTACAGAACCACATGATATTCTTGATGGTGAAACTATACACATAAGCGGTATAAACACTGCTCAGTTTACAGAGTTTAATGGAACTCGAAAAGTTTCAGTAGAAAGTAGATCTGTAGGATTAACAACTTACTTAGATGATGTTACAGCTACTGGTGTAAGTACATCTATTCTTGTTACTGACGTAAGAGGATTTGCTCCTAGTGACACTATTGGTATTGGAACTGAAAAATTCATTGTTACTGGAGTCGATGAAAGATTTTCTAGATTATTTGTAAATAGGGAAAACTTTGTTGGTGCTGCTATGACTCATGCAGCTGGAACTAACAATGTTATACTGAAACCCAATAAGTTCTCTTTCCCTGTTGGAAATTCTACTGTAACTAGATTTACTTTTGAAAATTATATAACTTACTTCAATCCACAACAAACAGTTGGTGTTGGTTCTACAGGAACTCACTATACACTACCACTTACAGGATTAAGTACAGTACAGACCATAGAAAATAGATTTGTACCACAACAAAGAATTTATATCAAAGATCACAAGTTCTTTACTGGTCAAAAACTTGTTTACAACATGGGAATTGGTGGAACATCTCTTGTTTGGGCAAAAGTAGCTGCTGGTGCAACATCTGGTGTTGGAACTGAGGTTTTACCAGATGGAGATGTATATGCTGTTAACTTTGAACAAGATTACATTGGTATAGCGACTCTTGGATTCCCTACAACTGGTGATGCTGTTTGGTTCTACAATGTTGCGTCTAATTCTGGATTTGCACACTCTTTAGCAACCACATTTGACAAAGTAAATTCTAAAGTTGAGAAATTTTTCGGAACTGTTGGAGTTGCATCGGATCACGGCCTAGAAACTGGAGATTTGATTACAATAGATGCCTTACCCAAATCTACTGAATCTACAATTATTAGATATGACCCAGTTATTGCTAAAGTAACTACAAAAAGAGTAGGATTCACATATACAAGTTTTTCTGCTGATCTAACTGAAATAAACATCAATGATGATGATTTACAGAATGGTGATAAGGTTGTTTACTACGATAATGGAAATACAATCAACGGATTAATTAATAATGAGACATATTTTGTTCTTAGAGAAAATACTGACTTCATAAAACTATGTAAGTACAAATCTGACGTATTTGACTCCAACCCTGTCTCTATATCAACAGTAACAACAGCAAGTGCCAATAACTTAAGTTATCTTGCTAAGATAAATCCACCTTTGACATTTACTACTGGTAATACGATTACTTTTGACGTATCTGACCAAAGTTTGTTAGATATGAAATTAGACTTCTTTGCAGACCTTAACTTTACAGAAAAACTAGATGTTAGTGGTACTAATGCCACTGGATTTAATATTTCCCGAAGTGGTGTCTCTGGAAACGCTGATGCTTCGGTAACTATCAAGACTGACACTGATTGGCCAAGTAAAACCTTCTATAATCTTACACCTGTGGTTCCTTCTGATGCCAGAAAGACATTTGGATCATCTGACACTGAGGTAACTGGTAGAAACAATATTACATTCAATAATATCGTAATTAGAAATGAACATTCTATTATAAAAACCGATGATACTAATTTTACCTTCAATTTGAAGGAAAGACCACTAGAATCTCAAAAGTTCATTTCCAGAACTGGTGTTAGTACAATTACATACAGCACAACGTCTGAAACTGCTAAAGGCCCTATCTTTAAAACAAAAATAAACTTCCCAGGCAGAGGATACACTGTTTTACCAAGAGTGATTGGTTTTGCAAGTGCAGAGGGTAAAGATGCTATTGTAAAAGTATCTTCTCCTGATATTGGTAAGATTGATCTTATTGAGAGAATAAAAGATGGATTTGATTATCCAACTGACCCAACTTTACTTCCATTCTTAAGTGTACCCGCTATTGTTGATATAAGTGGTATTGCTAGGATGTCTGAGATCCAAGTAATTGATGGTGGAAGGAGATATAACCAACCTCCAACTCTTGCAGTTCGTGGTAACAGTAATGTTAAAATTGCAGCTCATGTAGAGGGTGGATCTGTTGATAGAGTGGAAATAATCAAAAATGCGTTTGAATTCAAAGAACCTTTGAGTATTATTACAACTGATAACTCAAATGGTTATGATATAGACGCTATAACTCATAGTGGCACTACAGTTACTGCTGAATTGTTACTAGACGCACAATTTAACATTCCAGTCACAACTGGATTTGCATCTACAGAAACTAAGTTACCTTTTGCAATAGGTGATAAAGTGTTCATTGAAGGTTGTAGATTAAAGCCTAATTCCATTCTTGCTGGAGAAAGGAACTTTAACTCTGCTGATTATGACTTTTCATTCTACACAGTTACAGGTGTAAACACTTCAAACGCAACTGTAGAGTTTAGTATGGCATCTGCGCCTGGTATTTCAACAGTAACACTAGGTGAATATGATGATGACTTTACATTGGGATCTATCGTCAACTTCAACGATATGGCTAAGTTTAATATGTTAATCGTTGATGATGCCAAATACATATCTGGTGAAAAAGTTACATCTACTAAATTTGAAGGATTTGTAGCAGAAAATGGTTGGAATGGAAATATCAGTCAATTAAGACTTAGAGATACTTTAGGAACTCTATCATCTGGTGATATTCTGTTTGGTGAAGTTTCTAAATTGAATGGTGAGGTAAGAGATGTAAACAAGTTTAGCGTTAACACTACTTTAGGCGTTACTAGAGACAAAGTTTCTAAAAACGACATGAATATTGGTATTCTTAATGATTTCAGTCAAAGAATATCAGATAACTTCTACTTCCAAAAATTCTCCTATTCAATCAAGAGTAAGTTACCATATACAACATGGAAAGAGTCTGTAAAATCTATTGTTCACCCATCAGGTTTCTTAGAGTTCTCAGACCTCATTGTAGAGAGTGATCCTATTGCAAATGCCCCCAATGTAGGAGTTGCTAAGTCCACCAATATGAAAGTTAAACCAGCTGATATTAAGGTTGATTTGATTTTGAATATTGACAATGATATGTACATGGGTAAGAGAGATAACTTTGCTATAGTTACAGAAGATGATCCTTTACCTGATGGGTCAGTTCAAAGAATATTCTTCCCAGAAGGTAGACCAATCAAGAGTTTCATTATGAACAAGACTAATAAAGTCTTGAATTTAGATGATATCTCTAATGGTTTCAATGGTACTCATGACAGAACAGGAACTCTAGTTGGTAGTAAACAGTTCCAATTATCTACTGGTGGAAAGCCAGTATTCAAAAAATCATTTGCAGCTTCTGGAGTGTTTACTGACGTAGATCTTTTACTTAACGTCATACAGATACAAAACCATGATTTCCAAACTGGACAGCCAGTTGTGTTGGATACTCAAGGTGGTGATAGGATTAGTATTGCAACCACATCTCACACTACAGGCACTAAGGATATTGTTATGTCTGTTGTGACATCTGGTATTGGTGGAAGTGCAATGTATGAAAATGGATATAATGTTCAAATTCC